TTTTATCCCTTATTTTACCAAATTGCCGTTTTCTCAAAGCACGAAGATATTCATGATAATTTCCATACTTCTTGATTACCTTATAGCCTTTGGAAGTTAACGAAAGCTTCCCGGATTGTTCTCTTACCAGCCCTTCTAATAATAGCTGGTTGAGTGCTATTTTTCCAAATTCAACCGGATAACCTGTTGCTAGAGCTTTTACAAAGCCACTATTCAAGGAAAAAGGTTCAAGACAACAATATAAACAGGTCATAATAGAACTTTTTATATTATCTATCGGGGTTTCTTTTCGCTCCATAACTAAACTTATTTGTCAGCGAATATACTAAGAATCTACCCAAAAAATGCAAGGCAACCACCTAAAATACAAGGCAATTCACCCAAAAACGTACAAAAAACGAGTAAAAACGCATAAAAAACACACTTTTTCGCGTAAAATTTTGGTCTAAATGTAGATAAACAACTGAAAAACAGTCAAAAACCGAAGAAAATTTCAAAAACTAAAAAAATGACACCTTCCGAAGACCGAGCCGCTCAGAAGTCGGAAAGCAGTTGCCCTCCCCCTAAAAGGTGAAATATGACCTCTCCCGGAGGGGTACCCGTAACCTGGTAACACAAAAAACGCCGGAAAACCGATTTTCCAGCGTTACAAGGCAATTACCTTTTATGCCTGTTCTCTATCCATTGATCTACAAACGAGTCGGCCTGCAGCGTCCGCTTGCCTCGTACTAAAGCTATCCAGCCGGGGCGCATCAGTAAGTATTTGAAAGCGTCGGAGAAATTGGTGGATAACATCGGTAGTTTTTTCGGTGCCAGCTTTTCGGACTTCTTCACTTTGAACACTACTTTAGAGTTACCCCGGTATTTGATTTCAGCCTTTGCCTTTTCTACGGAACTAACCATTTCTTTACAGTTCACCGCATCAACCAGCAGAATAGGTAGGTTCTTGTTGGTACCGCCCATAATCTCCTGCATGAAGTCGTATTCCGCATCCTGCCGGATAACTGCCTGTTTACGGCTCTTTAGGTTTACGATCCAGCCGGTACGGTTCCCGCTGCCGTCTTTTTCTATGGCGTCTTTGATCTTACCCGCGTAATCCTCCTTCTGTTTCTCAAAGTTATTACCTGCACGGTCATAGTACAAATCCAGTTCTTTATATTCGTGGTTCTGGAAGAAAGTGAGGAACTGGTCGGCGATCTCCCGGAACCAGCCCGGCGGTATCTCAAAAAAGTTCTTATGTACCCGGTAATAAGCACCGTCCGCCTGACCGATCACCAAAGAAAGCATATTACCGAAGTCCATACCGCCTTCAATCGTTTTATCATGGTGCAGGTACCGGAGTTCCCGCGAGCTGTAAGCGGCTTCCCCGGACGCGGTACCGTTATAATACTTATGTCCTTCACCAAACAACACATAGAAACGTAAATCCCTGCGAAGGCCGGGACGCATACCCACCACCGACTTTTTAAATTCGTGAAGCTCCAGCGTACCATTATACAACCGCTTTAAATACTCTATCGTAAGTATCTCAACATTAGCGAATGAAGAAGCGTTAAGAAAGAACGTTTGTCCTTTTCTCAACTTCAACAAAGCCCGGTCGTAATATTCAATATCCCGTTTCAAACGTTTCAGCTTCAAGGGGGAAGGCTTATTTTTTCTTTCTTCTTTTAACAGAGAAATTACCAGTTCATTACGCATACTTGCCGCCTGTACTATTTTAATGATCCGTTCCGGGTCCATTTGCTTGACATACCGGAAAAACCAGTCGTACTCGTTTTCGTCGATATCCGGCATATCGGTAGTAATGGTTATTCCCAGGAATAAATGGGAATGTCCGTAAGTGATCGCATCACCGCGAAGAATAGGCATAGCGCGGTTTACTTTCATTTCCTTGTCGTACTTCGCTTCATCATAAAACAGATGTATTACAGACTTTCCGGCAAGCAGCGAAGGGTTATCCAGTGATCCCATGAAAATAACGCATCCGTTCCAGAAGCTGTAAACATGCTTGTAATCATCCACGATAACCGAACATTTACGCCGCCAGGATTCAGGCGGGCAGGTATCTTTTATATAGTGTACCCCTTCGATCAGGCCCATAAGCTGCCAGCCCTTCTGAACGGCCGGCATTATATTATCTTCCAGGTTACTGTAGGTATTGGCAACAAAAGCGAACGCACCGCCGGGCATTTCTTCCACACACCGGGCGGAACGCCTGGCTTGTATAACGGTCGATTTGGCCGTACCGCGCCCGTCAACAGATACAAGGATAGTAGTATCGATCCAGTCCGTCAGAACCTGGATTATATGGCCGTATTTGATTTCCACATCATCGGCGTTACTCACCTTCGTTATCTTCCCCGAACTCTTTGATATCATACAACATACGTTTTTTCAGGTCAAAAGCTTTAATACGCGCATCCTCTTTTATGTTCTCACGCACGATAACAGGAATTTCCGGTATCGCGTCGATAAACTCTTCCAGTTCTTTACGGTCGATTTCAGGAACACCCAGATCCTTACGGCTGGTAGTATAAATAATCGTACTTTTCTGTGCAAGCAGTTCCTCCGGTATTTCGGCCTGTTGATCCTTATAACATCCGCGAAGTTCCGCCGCCAGTTTCAGCAGGTTCTTAGCCTCCTTCACATTTCCCATAAGAAAAACAGTATTCGCCCAGTTTTCGGCCTTTTCCGCGTACAGGTTGGCGAAAGCCTGCGGGCGTACGTTATCCTGCGTATAAAAGAAATTGAGACTGTCGGCATACACCTGGCGGGCCATCCAGTCCGAAAGCCCGTAAGGTTCCGACTTCAAAAGGCGGATGATACCGGCCTTTGTCACCAACTTACCATTTATACGCATACGGGCACGAAGGCCCCGTACCATTTCCATAAGGCTGTAATATTCCCTTTCATCAGGCGCGAGGGCTTCCAGCGTACCGGTAGAAAGAATCCTTTGAATCTGGTTGATATCCACCTTGTCAAAGTCTATTCGTGAGGGCTTAATTAAATTCGTCGTCATCCATTTGCTCGATTAAACGTTCAAAAGTATGTCTTTTCCGTACGGCCTCCAGCTGTTTTATAGCTTCCACGTTTCCGCCTTCCGCCGCTTCATGGAGTTTTATTTCAGGGGCGGCACGTGCTACCAGAATCCCTTCCCGGATCAGGAAGTTAACGGAAGTTCCCGCCGTTTCCGCATCCCGGACAAAAAGCCCGGCATCCTCCGGAGAAAGCCCCAGGGAAACGGCTATGTCTTTCGGCGAATACCCTAAAGAAGACAAACGCCGTACATCTTCTTTTTGCTGCGCATCCAGGTAAATACTATCCACCACCGTTAAATCGTTCATACGCATCTTTTATTCGTTTCTGTGCCGTGAAATAATAAATTTCGTCCTGTTCCATTAATACAAAGTTCCGGCCGCTTTCAATGGCTGCCACCGCTGTAGTACCGGAACCACCGAAAGTGTCCAGGATCAGATCGCCGGGCTTTGTACTGTCTTCAATCAGTTTACGGATCAACGCCACCGGTTTCTGTGTGGGATGCACCTTTTCACCTTCTACCAGTTTCGCACCGGACGCAAAAGACCGGATATTATCTATTATGTTTGTGGCACCGATAGAAACACCCTTTCCGCAATGAAACAAAATAAGTTCGTGTATAAAGGCGTAATGATTACCCGGGCCCGACTGTTTGTTCCAGACGATCATGTTTGACGCGCCTAAATACAAGTCAAACAACGGATAATAGAAAGCATATCCGCGCCAGTCCGTAAAAAAGTACACACAAGCACCGGTTTTCTTTACCCGGTTAAACTCCAGGAACAAATCCCGGTAAAAGGGTTTACAGATAGACAAATCTTTAAAGCTGCCTTTCTGCCCGTTGTGTGTCATTCCCAGGAAATAAGGTGGATCGGTTATTATACAATCTACGGATTTGTCCGGAACACGTTTCAACGCCTCCAGGCAGTCCTCGTTATAAACTTTATTTGTTATCATTGGAAAGTTGTTTAAGCCGGCTTTCTTCTTTTTCTATCCGGAGGGTTAATGTTTTGAGCTGGTGCCCCAGCTCCGAGCGGTCGCAAGGGTGAGAGAAACGGCCCAGGTTCTTTGTGATCCGTTGCCGTTTCCCTGTCAGACTGGCAATAAGTTCAATTACTTTTTTTTTCGCGCCTCGATTTCTTCCTCTATGGCCTTCTGTGTAGTTTCCCACTTTTGGATCAATGCAAGGGCACTCGCTTTCTTCTTCTCATCATCCCCGGCCTGTTCCAGTTTCGCCTTATTCTTTGAAAGGTTGGCGCGGGCGTTATTCAGTGCCTTTTGTATGTCGATATCCGAAAGGTTCTCGACGCCTTTACGGACGGACAAACTTTTTACCTTCTCACATTTACCCAGAATCTTTCCGTTTTCCCGGTAATATTCCAGTTCGTCCCACATCTCGCGGTTAGCGATGAAGTTTTCCACAACCGCCTGCGCTTCCTGTGCTGTAGAAAGTGAACTGACATCATCCGGCGTAGCTTCCAGGCGGGCGAAAGCCTCCTTATACTTCCCGTATGCGGTGAACATGTCGGAAACAAGTATTTTCAGAATGTCGGGACAATCCGGAGAGTTCAGGAAGGTAAATTTCTCGCGGAAACGTATCATTTTGGTTACGGTTTCCGGAGCTGCCTTATATCGTTTCTCCGCCTGATTCAGTTCCTCTTCCAGTTCTTCCACACGGTCGGCATTTTCATCCATGGAAAGAACCTTATCCCGGAAATCAGACGAAACGAGTTCTTCCACGCTGACGCCGAAAGATTCGGCAAGTTCCAGCAGCAAATCATCGCTGTATTTTACCGGCGTTTTGGATGTTTCCTCCCGGGCGGGTTCCATTTTTACCGCGGCCGGCTGTTTGGAGTTGCGCCGGATCGTCTTAAATTCACGTTCGGAAAGCCCGGCCAGCTTCCGTAGTTCCTCTAAAAGAATGGCCTTCATCGTTTCCGTTTCTCCTTGCCGGCGGAATGACTTTTTTAACATACGGTTGATACCGTATTTCTCGTACAGTTCCACGCCCTGGATAAAGTTACGCGGACCGGCCAGATAGATAATAATTTCCTGTTTCATACTATATAAAATTTGATGATACAAAGGAAAAAAGGGGCAATTACCCCAAAAAGGACAAAGGGTGGCCGGGCATGTGCTACCGGTCACCCTTTGAATTACATGAAAGCCGTTTACTTACGGTTCATAACGGCTCTGTTCAATCCATTTCAAAGCCTCCGAACCGTCGTTAAACGCCCGCAACGTCAGTTGGGCACCTTCGGAAGCGGTAAACGTCTTACCGTTTTTCAGAAGGAAATTACCGCCTTTTTCTACTGTTGGCGCAACACCCGAACATCCCATAAGGGTAATTACCGATCCATGGCTTCCACCGGTAACACCGGCTATTTTAGCCTCGCCTGCGGAAAGCTGGTATTGCCCGTCTGTCTGGTAAGTTATATCCGTGGCTTTGGCCTCCACCACAGCCACCGGCTCTTCCAGGGTATCGGTACCTTGGTAAATGGCGATATCATCCCCCTTGCTGATCTGGGTGAAAGTAAGCTCGTTCGTATTCGATTCATTGGAACCGGTATAAGAAACGGATAACTTACACGGATTACAGGGTGTTCCGATCAGATCGGCAGGCTTTCCGCTACAATAGCGGAGCACAACGATACATTTCTTGGTAAGCCAGTTTGTTTTAAACTCACGGATTTCCTGCTGGTTACCGGGATGATTGAACTTAATGGAAGGAGTATAACCTTCGGCATCGGTTTCCCCGTCGCTGTTGGAACTGATTTCAGCGGTGCCGGGTGTCAGGTAAATGCCAATCGCATAACGTCCCTCCTTCATTACGATATCATCCTCAATAACCACCCCGGCCTCGTTTCTCTGCGGAAAAGAAAGAATATCGTCAACGTCGTAGATTACGAGCTGATCCTTGGGCTGAATACCATTACCCGGGTTGCCGGCCGGTCTTCTTACGCTTGCTTTTACGTATGTCATAACTTAATCATTTATAGGGTTATAAAATGGAAGGGATAAAGTATCCCTTCCAATGAAATTTAGCCTCTTGCCACTTCGTAGAATTTGCCGTCAGCGGCTTTCGTCAGTTTGATGAACTTACCTTCGGAAAGCGTGATGCCAGCAGTCAGGACAAAATTTCCACTGTTGGGAATGGAAGTAGTATTTGCAGCATTGCTTCCGTAGATCGTGTAAACAATACCGGTTTCCGCACCGGTAAAGTTGGTGATTGTCGTCGCTTTTGTATTCTTACCGGTAACAAACACCTCACCGTCAAGCAGGGAAGGTGTCGTTTCATCCGGAGCAAACTGCAACGCATCCGAAGAAGTGTTTTCACGGCCGATCTCGATAAATTTACCGTCGGTACGTTTCATCAGTTTAATCACATCCCCCTTACCCGGCTGCCAGGCAGCGGAAATAAGGTCAAATTTGCCGCTTTTATCAATCTTGACACCCTTATCCACGCTTCCGCATTTCAGGGAAATAACCGCACCTACCGGCGCGTCTGCAATATCGGTAATGGCAAATTCGGATGTATTGGCTACGGTAACAATGGAGGTATGAAGCTTGGCCGACGGGTTCTTGTCCTTGTCAGCGTCCACAAAGTAAGACGCCGGGCGGTCATACTCATTACAGAAGATCATCTGACGGTTATAGTCCATATCTTCCTTCTTGGTGTACTTGAATCCCACGGCAATAGCCCAGATACTTTCACGCCAGTTACTCCATACTTTCAGGCTCCAGTCTTCCTGCTCCAGGTTGAAAGCCGTCATTTCACCCGGCTTGTCCTCGTAGGTTTTAATGTTGCCTTCAAACGTCCAGAAGATACGGTGGTGGTTGTCAGCATTGGGAACCGGAATAATCTTCACCGCCGGATATTCCTTTACATACATGATATTAGCCTTGTAATCCTGGTTCTGTCCGTAATGCAGTTCATTGTATTTATGATACAATACAATAAAGTGCGAAGGCATATAAAGTGCCAGGTTACCGCTGTCACGAAGAACCGCCGGGATCATGGAAGTACCCTTGTATACCTTTTCACCGATGTTTGCTTCGGTAAGTTCTCCCAGCTCGAACGGTTTGATCTGGTAAACGAACTTTCCGTTATTGATATCGGTATGTCCGTTCACTTTTTTATTCAGGAACTCATACAGGCCGTCAGCTGCAGCAAGTGCTTTGCCCGGTTCGTTCAGATTCGGGTCCTTACGGATTCCGTTAATACGGCGTTGCTCGCGCTCGTTATGCAACTTCTTGGCGGTTTCGGCCAGGATGTACTCGATAAAAGACCACTTGATAGGGTTTGAACCTTCCTTGTTCAAAGTGCCAATCCATGTTTTCTCCAGGGCTTTTAAATTTTTGAAACGGTGTGCAAACATCACGTTGAACATGCGCAGGGTTTCATCGTCGAATTCGTAGGAACCTTTAGTCACCTTATCGAAGTCGGATTCCTCATTACCGGCCTGTGAGAACTCGCCCAGCCAGATATTAACCAGCGTAGCCAAATCCTGATAACCGGATTCAAGCGGGAAAATACTTTCAATGGAAGGAAGTTCCATTAAAAACGACTGCAAACGCTGTTGCCAGGGAATACGGTAAAAGGCCCCGAGGTCCTCCTTCAAACGGCTGTAGTCAATGGAACTTGCTTTCGGAAGAGCGATCATTTCAAAACCGGCAGCCTCCATTAACGCAGCTTTGGCGCGAAGGTTATACGGGCGGTCCAGTGAGAACATTTCACCCTGCAAGCCTCCCAGCTGCTTTTCATCCCGGAGATTGAATTTTCCCTTACCGTCCGCCTGGGCGTTGTACTGCTTCCCTTTGCCCGGATCATCTTCCGCAGCGGCCGAAAGTTGAGCGATAATACCGGATAGCTTCGTTATCTCGGCATCCTTCTTGGCAATCAGCGAGGTGTTGTTCCGGTTTTCGTCACGCTGTTGCGTCTGCAAGGCTTCAAGCTGTTCCTGTGCCTGTGCCAGACGGGCCGCAGTATCACCCAACAAACCGCGAAGGAAAGCGGTAGTGGTAGGTTCTTCGTTTCCCTCTCCCTCATTCCCGGTTCCGGCTTCGTCCTGGAAGTCGTTCTCGAGGGATGCTTTAAAGTCCGTGAGGAACTTATCAGAAAAACCGTAATTTTTCAGTTTTGTCATTTCCTCGGCCGTGATAGAGTTCTTATCCTCTACCTTGCTCCATTCCGACAGGCCCAACACGCCCAGAATGACAGCGGATAAACTCTTAAAATCCAATTTCATATATACAAAATTTTAAAGTTAATACTATATGTTATACATCTCATTTACTTTTCTGACGGTAGCCTGTGCCAGCACCCACTTTACAGCGTCTTCCAGCGTACCGAACTGATCGATATAACCGTTTGCCACGGCTACGTCCCCGGTGAATATCTGTCCCCGGAAAAGGGGAAGTTCCGGATCGTAGGCAATACCCAGATTCCGACTGATCGCATCGCAGAAAATACGGTGCATGACCGCCAGACGTTG